ATCTCATCGACCAAACCAAAAACCATTTCCATTATTCTGAGCCACTTTTCCTCTGCCATAACACCCACCACTTTTTGCGGTTCTTCAATTCATCGATTTCTCGATTCGATTTGATTAGCTCCTCTTGGAGCTTGTTGATCATGGCATGGAGATTCCCAACGACCCTTATTTCCCTCTTGTAGTATTTCGACCCACAGTTCACACATTCCAAAGTGATAGGATCTCTTTCTACCCCATCGTGCAGTTCCTGACCCATAGTGACGACGTTCTCGGTCCAGAAGAACTCTATGGCATCAGAGACACTCTTAGAGGCTCCTCCTAGCTTTCTAGGGTACTGATAGGCTCTGATTAACTTGGATGCCTTTGGCGTGAGGCTAAAGCTATGCGTAGCGGGTATTCTAATCACCTCTCTTTCTACATTTAGGGCAAACGTGTGGAGATTCCATATAGCTCAATAGTACGCTAGATCTCCATTGAAAGCATACTGTGCATCTGTAACGGGTCATAGCTTTGCGTAAGTATTACCAGTTTTAACTCTATTCCGTAATATTACAGACGGCGAGAACAAAGAAGACAATACGCATTGATTGAAATCAAGTTAGTGCGGTAGAGTTACCACTAAACAAGGATACCAAGCGCATCCGTACCCAAATAAGAAGATTATCATTGAGTAGCGGTTAGACCGATCCAAAAAAAACCCAATTTTCATAAGTCGGGTGCGAATAGCGAACATGTCGCGGCGGTGTGGGGAATGGAAATATCACTTTTTGCCGTCTTAGCCGTTTTTGTGGTCATGCAGGGTGCCTCAATCCTCTTGACGTTGTTCCTTGCATCCCGTGGCACCGGTTTGGTAATAGATCTGTTTCAAGAATTGGATGAGAAACTTGCAGGTGCCATCAAAGGATTGGTTGAGGCCGGGGGAATAGCGGGGATCGAGCCAGTTAATCCAATACAGCAAATGATTGCTCAAATGATGATGAGCAAAATGCAACAGGAGCTCCCCCAAAGAAACCCCAACGGACAGTTTGAGAAGAACGTTGAATAGGCTAGCACATCTGAGCGGGATCTATGGCACGTAGAAAAGCATCACGCCGAAGAAGAAGCCCTAGAACGTTTAACCTGTATTCTGCCGCAGTTGGATACGGAAACCTCGCAATACTAACTCAAGGGATCGCGGGCACATCTCCAGTGGGAATGATTACCGGAGCCGCTGACACTTTCACGGCGTCAGGCGCATACGCTACCGGCGGCGCGGCTGTTACCCTGGGCGACATACTGCAGAACCCCTCGTCCGCATTTTCTACCATGCAGTCAAACGCCAGCGCAAACGCTGCGAGCATGGCAATCCAGGCACTAACCTTCAACGCAGGTGCAAAGGTGTTCAGAAAGGTTATGTCAAGACCCTTCAGAGAGGCTAACAAGGTAATCAGGCCTCTAGGTCTTGGAGTGAGGTTGTGATTCTATGGCTACAAACACAGTTGTAGGGAACTTAGTTTGCTCTGATGGAACAAACATACCACTCAAGGCAGAGATTGCCGAAGACACAGAATCCGATCTGTCTACTGACACAGCGTATTCAATAGCAGCCCAGAACATTGGCGACTATGCTCCTGGAAAGGTTCTAGTTGCAGGTTCAGTTCAAGCAGACAACGGCATCTCTTACGCCTACGTTCTTTCACAAGGACTAATCGCTGCGATCATTCCAGTATCGGTTAAGGGTGTATCTCAGGAAGTCCCTATGCTATGCGCACCATATCAGCTCAAAGCCGGTGACAAGGTTAGGGTTCTAACTCTGGACGCTACTTCTAGAAACGCAGCGGTATGCGTTTACACTGCTCAAGGAGTCTCTAGGATCTTCGTAGCAACCCCTGCCGGCGCTGCTACCCAAAACATGCTTGACCTCCAAACTCAGAATGCGATTGGAGATACTTTGCAAAATCAAACCATCGTTAAGGCATTTGGATCTTCCATTGATGGAAGCAAAATCGAAACGATGGGCGCTTACGTAGTCGATGCCCTGGGTAACGTCGTCGGAGCTGTTCCGCTATCGGACCCAGCAGACAACGCACCGATCTTCTCGATGTCTTACAACATTCCAGTTGCTCTAAACTTCAAGTGCCAGTTCCTCACAAACGCATAGGTGATAGAATGGCAAAGATGACTAAAGCAGCAGGAAGGCGCAGAATGTCTGAGATAATCAGCAAAGCAAAGAAGCTGTACATGGTTGGATACATCAGCATGAAAGACATGGACGCTATACAAAGAATAGCAGATCTAAGAATGAAGCAATTGAAATGAGGTGTAGGGTATGCTAACTCCTGAACAACAGGCCGCGCTTGGTGGATATAGACCACAGGATCAACCGGGTTACAAGCCCGCCCCTCCTGTTACTTTCAGGCCGTTCCCCGGAGAGATGGGAAGACCCGGGACAATAATGCCTAGTGTACCTGTATCATCCTCCCCAAGATCTATGGGAATGATGGGGGACTTCCTACTAATTGCACTGTTAGGAATGCTTGGGTGATTACATGCCATTACCAAATGCAGACAAAAAAAGCCCAAGGGTGTACACTCTATTGCAGAATCTAACACTTGCAGACGTTACAGCTGACACTATGAAGGACGTAGGCACCACAATCAACATTGAAATGCTCAACGAGGATGAGCTAAGGAGATTAATTCTAATAAATCTGGCCAGATTAACTGTAAAATCCGAGTGGGATGGGTTGTTATCATGAGTCCACCACTACCAGACGCCAACAAGAAGTCGCCTAGGGTATACAGGAACCTTCAGACAGATACGTTAGGAGGTGTGACATTCTCCAATATGGAAGCAACAGGAGATCCCTTAAGCATAGAGTTGCACAATGAAGATGAGTTGAGAAGACTCGTTTTAGTGCAGTTGGCGCGACTCACTGTGAAATCCGAGTGGACGGGTTTGCTAACCGCGGCAGGGGGTATGACGAGTTTCGATCTCTCTGGTGATTCTGGAACCTCAGAGACTGTAACCAACGGGTCTGATCTAAAGATTCTGGGCGGTACGGGAATTAGCACAGCAGTAAGCGCACCCGACACAATCACGATAACTAACACAGGTGGAGTCTCTACGCAACAATTCAGCCTTGCGGCGGATACAGGAGCTACCCAGACCGTCCCAACTGATGGGACAGGCACGCTATCAATTGATGGTGGCACGGGAATATCAACGCAAACAGGATTAGCAAACGATCAGGTAGTCGTTACAAACACAGGAGTGACCTCAGTAGTTGCAGGTCCGGGTGTGTCTGTCAACACCGGAACGGGAGCAGTAACAGTAACTAACGCAGGGGTAACTTCTCTATCTGCTGGAAGTGGTATATCTGTCAGTGCTAGCACAGGCGGGGTCACTGTCAGTGCTAGTGGGGGGGGTGGAGGAAGCTCCCTGCCTAAGATGATCGCTAAGGGCTTTAGCTCGACATATCAAAAGTTAATGGTTACAGCGTTTCCGCCTTTCGCTAGATCGGTCACATCCAGCTCAAGCCAAGCATTTACCAATACATCAAGGGTTCTATACATTCCATACGTAACAGACGGCCATGATTATTCATTCGGAAAAGTCGAAATCAATAATACGGTAGCCGGTAGCGGAGATACAAACTTTGGTATTTTTACTAGTGACAGCGACGGAATGCCTGACACGTTAGTTACTAACAGTAACGTACCTATATCACAAAACAGCGGAACCCAAACAGCATCGTTTTCATCTGCCATCAGCCTGAGCAATTCGACTTTGTTTTACCTGGCAATAGCAGTAACCGATAGCGTAACAATAAGGTCGCACCCTTCTAGCGGAGGTATACCCAACAACGCGATGCAAAACATGAGTTCGTTCAATACTCCGTTTATTCTGGGTCCAACTACTTCAGGAGCGATCCCGTCCTCTGTCACTGCGTCCTCATTATTCATGTCTTATGGCTTAACTCCCATGATAATGATGCAATTGGACTAAGTTTGTACCTCATACCCCCCCCTAGAGAGGTATTTTTCTATTTCTTTCCATATGGTGTGTTCTCTAAGCTTGCACCGGTCAAACTGTCGATAATCTGATTGAAAACGTTCTGAAATCCACCGGTCACAGATGACGCTCGATCTCTGTATTCATCTGAATACCCAGGGGCTTGACGGGCGGCGGCCCTCTGTGACCTGAAATCAGTAAGGACGTCATCCATAGTCGTCGCTCCCGTAGATATAAATTCAAAGTTGTAACCGATAGTGGCAACTACCGACAAAAACACAATCATACCGCTAATGTCTTTCATTAAATCCACAATGGGTGTCGCTACTGCTTGAAAAGAGTGAGCGACCACATATTGATCTACGGATTCTTGCATAGGTCTTGACAATGCTATTTCGTGTCTGATTACTTGGTCTGGCTTTGGCTTCGGCATTACTGCCAACGTAATGCCTGTTGACATTGAATGTTGTGGTCAAGGTGATACTTCAGATCTCTAGTAACACAGCCACAGTTTAGGCATACGTCCATCACCTCAAGATCCTGGCTGTCCTGTTCTTCCTCCCAATCGCTAGGCTCGCCATGATCGTCCTCAATCAATGTGTCCTGGGGTTCACTGTCCACCTCGTTCAATGCCTGGTCGATCTCATCGACCAAACCAAAAACCATTTCCATTATTCTG